TCCACCCCCCTCTCGTGGTGGGTGTGCCAAGTGTAAAAAGAGGTTTTACTGATGTCTGACTCTAACGCAAAAGATGCCGTTATCAAGCAAAAAGAGTTCCTGGCTGAAGAGGCACTCAAAGTTGCCAACGAAGCGATTGGCCTTCTGCAAGACCAAATGTCTGAGTGCTCCACTCGCGATCTTGTGCAAATCTTCTCCGCTTCTGTGAAAGCACATCGCGAGATTACCGAAGACATCGTGGTTCTGACTGCAAAAGAATCACCTTCCGAAGAGTCTCTGGCTCGCGAATACGATGGAAAGGTCGAGGAGCTTCTGAAGCGTATCTCGAACTTCTGATATGCGCCCCATAATCACCAAAGCCAGTCTGCTGGACGAACACAGCACCTGGCGAAAATACATCCGTGGTTTACAAGAACTGATTGTAATGGAAGCTCCTGCTTCTATTATTGAAGAATACAAGTATAAAGCAGCTCAAAACTGCTTCCTGGCATTTGCTGATATCATGAAAAAAGGCGACCTTAAAGTGGTTGCATTTCATGAAGTTATTGCGTCTGCATTTGAGGACCTAGCCAATAAACGCTATCGTCGTCTAATCGTTTCATGCCCTCCTCGCTCGGGCAAGTCAATGCTTGCATCCATGTTCGTTGCTTGGTTGCTAGGACGAGATCAGCAAACGCAGCATATTATTGCATCTTACGGACAAATGCTTTCGAGCAAGTTTCATAAAGATGCCATCGGGTACCTGAAACATCCAGAGTTTCGAAAAATCTTCCCAGATTGGAAGGGTTTCTCTCCGGATTCCAAATACGACATGCTGGGTGGTGGTTACATCCTCCCTACCTCCGTGGGCGGTGTATTAACCGGATTTACCGCCGGAACAACAAACATCACGAGTCCTGGTGTCGGCGCCATGATCGTCGACGACCCGTTGAAGGATTCAACCTCCACAGCAGCGTTAGAGGCGTTGGAATCATGGTGGGGTGAGCAGGCATCTACTCGACGAACCAACAACTGGTGTCAGATGGTTATCGCTACGCGATTCCACCAGCACGACTTGCACGGTGTGTTGCTGGAAGCAGATGGTGTATATGATGAGGTTGAAAACCCGAATGGTTGGCGCTGGGTGAATATCGCTGGCTTGATTGAAACTGCGGAGCAAAGAGAGCAGGATCCTCTCGAGCGCGATCTTGGAGAATCACATTGGCCGAGTAACACTGCGTTTACCGTGGACATGCTCATGGCTCAGAAAAAGACCATGGGTTCGTTCGCGTTTGCGGCACTTTATCAAGGTAACCCAGTTGCTGCAGAAGGTCAGATTATTAAAGACAGTTGGATCACTCGGATGCATCCGGATCCTCACATATCCTATGACTTGACTTGGCTGGCAGTCGACTGTGCGTTTTCTGAGAGAGAAATGGCAGACGAAACGGCGATTTGTGTCGCTTCGATTTCTCACCGAACGCCAGGTATCGTATATATTCGCGAGATGATTACCGGAAGGTTAAGTTTCCCAGACTTGATCGCCAAGGTTAAACACCTGTATGCTTTTTACGATGCTCGGATTCTTTGTATCGAAAAAGCAGCTTCTGGGCAATCGCTGATTCAGATGTTGAAAAAAGAGGCGAAGATTCCGATCGAGGAAATGAGACCGTTGAAATCGAAAACGGTGCGCCTTCAAGCAGTTGCTCCGCTAATGGAGTTTGCTCGAGTGAAGTTTATCGAGGGCGAATGGATTGACTCGTTCGTGAAAGAGTTAACTACATTCCCATTCGTTAAACACGACGACCGCACTGATGCTTTTACGTGGGCATTAACCTATTTCTCTATGAAACTGGACACAGTTGACAGAGGATTGCAGGATTCTATTATTCAGAACAAACGTTTTTTCGGAGAACTTACTCGCCCAGGTTTCGGCAATCAAACCGTATTCCCGAATCTTTCTCGCGGTCGTTTACGAATGTTTCCCGCTGACCATAATTTTAATGACCCAGATTATGATGCCGTGAGCGGAGAAGCGGACCCTAGATCTTCTTTTGTTCGTGGTATTCGAGGCGGTAAGCGTAACATTGGTTGGGATACAGAGATGTAAACGCGATGGAACCGCGTAAAAAGTTTCTGATGTTTATTCATTAGAATCCATGGCAAACTCTCCAGTTGATCGTAACTCCGAACTAATGCAACAAGAGTTCGGAACCAAAGTACTGATTACAGACCTTGCAGCAGACAAGTATCTAGAAAAAGTGGCAAAGGAAAATCCTACACAAAAGAAGTTCACCGAGTTCTGCGGTAAGAAGAACGGGTGGGACGACTACACCGAGCGCTGGCACTGATTATATACAGAGGCTATTAGAAAAAGACGCCTGGTGGTCACTGTAGTGGTCACCGGGTAAAACTAACAGTCGGTTGCAGCCCTCCAATGCGATCCGAACTATATCTTCAAGGAGGTGAGTGTTATGTAAAGCTCATTAGCAACAAAGTGTATGAACTACCCACCGATTGCTCTCTTTTATTTAACATGCTCACTTCTAAGGAAAAGCGCAAGACTCGTCGCGCTGAAACTGCCCAGATGTTAGAACAATCCTACTCGAAAGGCATGGATGTTCAACCTCCTAAGTTCTTGACTTGGAGGCAAGAGGAACTCTGGAACACTTTCAAACGAAACACAGTCACTCTCGCTCATGGCTGTGCCGGTACAGGTAAAACTCTCATTGCGTTACACTACGGACTTCACGGAATCGCCTCTGGCACTTTCGATAAAGTTTATTACGTTCGTAGCGACGTCGGTGTTGAGTTTCAAAGAGGACGAGGCGCCCTTCCTGGCGATCTCTCGGAAAAGATCGCTCCGCTGATTGCTCCAGTTTTAGACAATCTACCTTGCATCATGCGCTCTCAAGGCGCTGCAGAATACCTTCTGAACAAGAAGATTATTGAGCCAGTGCTGCTGGAAGACATCCGTGGCCGCTCACTTAACGAAGCATTCGTTATCGTCGACGAAGCGCAGAACTTCCTGCCTTCACACATTAAAACCTGTTTGTCCCGTGTAGGAAAAGATTCAAAAATCTGCCTCATCGGCGATACCAAGCAGACGGACTTGGAAGTCTTCCGTCGCGAGAATGGACTTGTCGACGCCATTCACCGCCTCCGCAACCTTTCCGAGGTTGGTGTTGTGGAGTTTTATAAAGAAGACATTGTGCGTAACTCTGTGATCGCACACGTACTCGATCGATACGACGACTGATTATGGCTGGGGTTTCGACTCTCAATACAATCCATCGGAACCCCGCCTTTTTCAACTTTGCGGCTGCAGCACCAACTGCAACCGAGATTCGAACAGCCAAAGCCGAGGCGGTCGGGGGAGGTCGTAAACGTTGCACCAAAGGAAAGAACTGTTCCGCCACTTGTATTGCTCAAGGCGACGATTGCCTGGTTGAGTTTCCCGAACCAGTGCAAAATGAGATTCGCAAGATGGTCGGATATTTAATGAAGAAAGGAAATATTGAAGAAGGGTCCCAACGCGATGAGGAACTCGGCAAAGCGGCGATTCTCGCTGGCCGTCACCTTACAAAAGAATCAGCTTCTGGGGGCGATAAAATATTCGGAACGAGCACTCCTGGTCAATCTCGCCTCCTGACTGCTTTAGAGATTGCTGACTTGAAGGCAAACCGAGATCGGTTGGGAGATGCGGAGTTCAATCAAACAGTTCGACAAGCTCTCCAAAAAGACGTTTTTTCTCGCGGAGTTCAACTTGATCGCAAAGATCTCGAGATGGTCTACGAATCTCTGCCACAATCTGCAAAACTTCAGCTAAATAATAGTGGCAATCCTGGCAAAGGCAAGTGGTATGGAGCGGATAAAGAAGGTAATGAGGTAACAACGGCAAATAACGGAACAAAAGCTCGAGGACTCGAAGTGCTCGGTATGTACTTCAAACAAGGAGGTACAGACGCTTACGGATCATCGAAACGAGTGCTTTCTCCCGCCGACTTTGACGTTGAGCATATTCGTCCAGTAAGTAAAGGTGGATTAGATCACCCTAGTAACTGGATCCTGGCACGTTCAGGAGCGCAACGGCAACGAGCAGACTCCGAACTGAAGAAATGGATTGACAGCTTGCCAGATCCTAAGGACCGTACAGCTTTAAGAGCATATTACGACGCAGCAGCTAAAAAGGGAAGAGCGAAAGATGCATTGAAAAAGACTCTGGCTTCTATGAATCCAAAAGCGATGGGAGATGCGGAGCTAATCAAAATCTCTCCTTCCAACATGAAGTACCTGTTTAATCGAGACAGTTTCTTCGTGTCTGGCTTGTACGGTCTGGGTCCTGGGGGGCGTTTAACAAACACCCAACCTGCTGTTTTTGGTCGTGCATACGGTCTCGCTAGAAAACATTTATCAGAAGATGACGTAGCTGCTATTCGCAGTGAAGTGAAGAAAGTTTGGAACAAAGATTGGATGGAAAACGGAGGAAGTACGAAAGACATGGTTCGAGATTATATTAAAATCTACAAAAACCGACTCCCTGCCGACTCTTTTAAACTTCTCGAACCGGAAATCGTAAAATGGGGAGCTAAGATTCTGGAAGATTATCCTGAAAAATCGCCGAGAGCATCATGAGAAAAGACACTCGTTTCCGTCGCCCCGAGCGGGCAGAAATCGAATCGAAACTTCCACCCGGAACTCTCAAGGATGCTCAAGCATTGGGGATCTGGAATATGATGCTTCAGTGCGATGATCCTTCCGACGTTGCTCACAAGTATCGTTCTTATCGAGATAGTTCTTATTGCTCGGTTCCTCGCGAAGATCTTCGAGCAATGCGCGATACGATGATCACTGCGATGCGAGAAACAAATCGCAGCGACTCCAACCCCCGCAAAGAAAAGAAAGCGGGAGTTCACTATCATACTCACCCAGACGGCTGGATGCCCCGTAGAACAGGAGCTTAAAATGAACACCAAAAGAGAGATTGAACGGCATCGGCTTCCATGCGGTCCAGTTACTGTGGCTATCGATGGTGTCTGCCGCCGCCGTTTAAGAGATCATTTCGACACATTGCTGGATCGACTCACTCAGGAAACGCATCCTGAGGGAAGAGACGAGGAGGAAGAGGATTTAGACGAAGTTAATGAGGAAAAAGAAGAGACTCGTGCTGAAAGGAAAGAGAGATTGATCGAGGAAGGCAAACTGAGGGCAGAAGTGAATGCGAAAGTAAAACAATATAAAGAAAAGTTAATGGGCAACAGCAAGTTGCTCCAGGACCCCTCGGGTAAAATCAAGAAAAGGTAAAGAACCAACATGACTAACAGAATCGGCGGTGACTTCAACCACGACGCAATTGAAGCATTTCGGGCTGCTTATGCTCAGCAGATGCAGACCCCTGACTCCGATGAAATCGCCAACAACTCCGGATTGCCAACCAACGTTGTAACAAATACTTCTCCTTGGATCGAGCACACCGGACTCTGGAAATACCCGAGCGGTAAAGGTCCCGACCAAGACTTGAAAACTCCTTTCAATCCCAACGCCTATCTCTCCGACGAAGTAATGGATGGTGATGACGAGATTGACAGCATGAGTGATGAGGAAGTTGAAAATCTGATCAATGAGATTGCCGGATCTCCCGACGATGACGACGAGGAAGAATAGACACGGGTAAAAGTATCCATCGAACCGTAGTTGCACCATGCAGTTAGCTGCTCCCAGACCGGTCGTTCCTCTGGAAAAACTTGAACTGGAATCGGATAATCCCCGTCAGAGGGAGTATAACGAAGCTATTCCCCCGCGTTTGGAAGTTCCAGACGAGACCGCAAGGGAGCGGGTAGAGGACGCCATTCAGTTTGCAAAGTGGATGCTCCCTAACCAACCCAATGCAGAGGTACTCGTTTCTCCCGAACCTGTTATTCATCTTTCCGGAGAGCAGAACGGCCAGACTCTAGAGATTAGCCTTTCACATGGCCATTTTGATTTCTATGTAAATCAGAGCCCCCATGTTACTCTTGAGAGCATGCCAGACCGGGTTGCTGTTTTTCGTAAACTTTACACCATCTGGGAAACCCTAATCGCGCACTTGCCCGAGGGTTTTATTATTTACGGACCTGATGTTAATCCCGGTTCTCAAGACTTCTCTACTCGCGAGAATATTCTTGTCTGGCTAGGGTTTGGTGCGACTGAAGCAAACGGCGACCGTTTTGCCATTATTCGAGAAGGCAAAGTTACTCCCCTAACTGGTGCAGAGTTCGCCGAGTTGGTAGGTGGAGACGATGTTGCAAGCCTGTTCAATCAACGATTTATGGTTGAAGAAATCATCTGGAATAACCCGGAGTAATCGCAATGTACGGTGCAAACTTTGACTTTAGCGGCGTTATTCTTCCGGGTCCCGGTGGAGCCATCAACGCCAGTAATGCCATCAGCGGCGAACAACTCAAGAAAATGAATGCCACCGGTAAAAAGTGGCGTCCTGGACCGGATGGAATGATGAGCAACCACAACGAGAACATTCTCAAGATGAACGCCGAACACCGTGAAAGGCGAGCTGGGATGGTCAACCGTGACTACAACGAGAATGCCGACGGCAAAGATGCGATGAAGGAAATCTTCGATCGCAAAAAAGCTCGGATGTCCTCGTTCAAAGAAATGAAAAAGAACGAGTACGGGTTTGCCGAAGGTGATTCGCAAGACTCCGAACTTCTGAGCATGCCCCTTCCCGGCGGTGCCTTTAAAGAGTCCTGTAGCTGCGGCCACTGCGCCTCATGCCTCGATAAGAAGCACCGCGAAATCGAGTATCGCGAGTGGAGCACCGAAAAGCGTAAGGCTCTGAAAGAAGGCAAGGTCAAGGGCGAGTTCGCAGGCCCTGACATGTCGTTCCCGATTGCGGGTCCTGTTGACGTTGCCGCTGCTTGGTCCTCCGTTGGCCGTGCTGCTAACCCTCGTGCGATTATGCGCCGCATTATTTCAATCGCTAAACAACATG